CCTCTTAGTATTCAGATTTACTGAAATTCGGGTATCTCGAATAGCTTCATACTTATTCATTAAAATGCCTTGCATTTCCTTAACCCCTTGCTGAAAGAGTTGTGCGGAAATACCTGCCGCTTCCATATTATCCCTGAACATATACATTTGCATCAGGGCCCCTTCGACAATCACATTATCGTAAGTATCTGGAACGCGTGTTATGTCACTATATGCAATCAAATCATTATGAGTTTGATAATAACGGTACTTAATTGTGTAAGCCTGATCTGGAGACGGCGTTATAGTAAAACCATTACCAAAACCTTCAGCAACAGTTGTGGGAATACCTCGTCCGGAGGGCCCCGCATTATCATCAAGATCTTTATACTGTGAATAGTATGTATCGCGGTCAATGTATTTTAATTGGGTAGCTTGTGTTCCAAGAGAAGAACTCGCTTGCAATTGGAAAGAGTTAAAGTCTGCTACCTTTAAGTATTGAGGCCATGAGTAATCTTCTTGACCTACTGCTAAAAGCTGAGTGTGTTCCACCGCGTTAAACGGCCACTCATATTCAGCCTGATTGATTTTTGCGATTGCATTTTTAATTGCGTCTTTAGCTGTAGCTTGAACACCACGCACAGAAGGGAAATCAGCTTGAGCAATCTCAACCTCATTAAGTCTTCGTAGTAGCTGGTTTGTTAGATCAAGGAATGTAGACACAATATTTCATCTCTTTTACATACATAAAAGGGAGTGCCCCCTATAAAGAGAGCACCCCCAATAGCTTATGCTACGTTGTAGTTTGCAGTGAACAGAGCTTCAGGACGAAGGATCTTACGTCCATAAAGTTGCATACCACGAACCTTGTCTGCGAAAGTGTTAGGATCGCGGAAAGACTCAGTTTTAGCAAGCTGTTGTGCAGTTGCTACCGCTGAATCGTGACCTGCGACGATCACACCAAAGTCAGTCTCAGAACCAGTGGAAAGCGTAGTACCAGCACCAGTACCTTCGTATGGAAGGTTGTTGGACTTGTAGATACGGAAACCACGGATAAGACCTTCGCCAACGCGTCCGTTACGGATCTCGTCAGAGCCACCGAAGTCACGATCAACGAACTTCGAGTTCTCATCCATCAAGATTTCGTAGAACACTGGGTCAGCTACGAACCAACGGCCATCAGTGTCGACATTCGCCTGATCCATCAAACGTGCAATACGATTAAGGATAGCAAGCGGAGAAGTAACACCTGAAGCACCGCCACCAGCGGATACAGGGATAGAAGTTACTTCAGCGGCAACACCCAAGTCAGAACCACCGAAGTCAGTGATGTCTAGCTTGTTTGCGGCAAGCAATTCGTCATTACCTGCGGCAGTGTCGGCTTTAGTGCCGTTTACAGCAGTACGACGTTGCCAGCCACCTGAGCCGTCGTCTTCCCAACCAGCAAGATAACCAAGAACCTCAGCATCGAAGTGGTCACGCAATTTATACGCGGCACGATCCGTTGCAAGATCCATGAAGTTAACGTGTGAGTGGGCAGTCTCGATGTCATCCATTGCAAACTGGAAATAGTTTGCTTGATCGACGATCAGCGAGAAGTCAGCGTCTGCAATATCTTGAGTCGCAAGTGAAGTACCACGAGCGTAAGAATTGACAGTGATTTCTGGCTCTTTGATAATACGAACAGAGTCACCAAAGTTCGCGATTTCACCAAAGTAGTCAGTGTTAGTTACGTCTTCAACGACGGAACTTTTGCGGAAGGTTTTTTGTACCTTCTGCGAGTAGATTACTGGGCTAAAGTTACCATTAGGTAGGTTGGTATAGCCCGATGCACTTGAAAAAGCCATAATATTCTCCTTGTTGAGTAGGCTAAACAGTCCGATCTAAGTCGGATTACGGGTTTAGTTGGTACTGAACAGAAAGCATATCTATAGCTAAGGGCTAAAACCCATTGGGTAACTTCGCATACAGTTTTGTACGAAACTGGTGCTAAGGGCCAAGCGTTTCAGGTTATCTTAGTGATATTCTTCTGAAAGTTAATAATAAGAGGTAGGCGCATACAAGCGCGGCTCTTGGCACTTAATAGGTCTTAACTAATGTCAAAACCTATTATTAGCTGAGGTTAGTATACCACGAGTACTGTACCTTTACAAGTGATATTAACGAGCACCCCCAGATAAGTCGTAATCAAACGTATTGTTTCTCATAGATTCCAGAATAGCGGCCTCGTTAGCCTCATATTCTCGTGCCGTCATCTTTTGGACTTGGCTCTCTGTGAAACGCTTACGTCCAGATACTGGAGCTTGAGCACTACTTGTACGCCCTATAGAACTAGCCGCGTCTTGCGGTGTAGCTTTTTTACGACGTTTAATGCCCCGGTCAGCCTTGTACAAATCAATTGCACGAGACGCCGCTCTAGCATCCGTATTATTCTTATAAAGAGCATCCTGAACATACTGAGGCTGTTCCATGACCCAATCGTGAAAATCTTTGTCTGCACGAATTTTATCGAAGTCAGGGTGAGCATCCCGTAGTTCTTTTTCAGCCTTCTCTCGGTTAATTTTAACCTCAAGTTGCTTCACTTTATTGAGCTCTTGTTCACCGATTGCCAATGCTTCCTGCACACGCTTTTGAGCAATGGTATCGATAATTTTTGCAACATCAGGATATTTCTGTGACCAAGCCGCTACTTCCTCTTCGGTTTTGGGGAACTTGATCTGTTGCCTAGTTGCTTGAGCTAGTTGCTCTTGCATCTTCTGTAGCTGTGCGTCCTTCTGTTGCATAGACGTTTGCATATGCCTACGAAGATCGCCGTAGCGTTTTTTGAACGTACCCTCTTCTGAGTTATCGTCCACATTTGTTTCCTGTTCGGATACGTTTTGTTCCTGTACAGGTTCGTCTTTTGTATACACGTCCTCTCGGTACGCGCCTTGGTATTTAGCCATATTTACTCCTTGGGGGCCTCAAAGTAGCTCTCGAAATTGAGAGGGTCTGCGGGTAGCCCGTTCCCACGCAAATTTTGTATTTACTTCATTCGCATAACAGCAAAACGTACTGTTGGTTTGTAAGCAAACTGACCTTCTTTAGTTGGGTATAAGTCTTCCTCTTCCTCTGACACAACGCCATCAGGTTCCATAAATTCTTCTACGACTTCCGTTACGGTTTCTTCCACTCGGTTGCCTTCGGGTGTTTCATATTCCTCTTGAAGCTCCCCTTCCCCTTCTTCGGCAACACTTTCCTCTGCCGAAACATCGGCGTCCTCAAGTTCCTCGCTATCGGATTCCTCGTATTCAATTTCGTCCGCATAGTGGTAACCATAACCTTCACAGTGCTCGCACTCTTCGCCGTCTACCATGCCAGTACCTTCACAAGTGGGGCAGGAAACAGTTTCGTGTTCTTCTTCGTCTTCGAGCGTTTTAATCTGTCCTTCGGCTTGCATCATCATCAAGCCCATCTTCGCTTCAGCACGAAGATCCATAAATGTTTTTAAACCGTGGTAACGTACCACGTCCGCAGGAACTACATATTCACCTTCAGATAGAACCGCAGGGATATCGTCGCGAACATTGACCGCATTAGAACCCGGGGGCACTGGGTTACCTGAGATAGGATCAATTCCAACAATTGGTTCATCGGGTGACATCATACCATCACAACCACAATCACCGTCGCCGCCACAACCACATGGCATACCGCCGTGGTACATACCTTGTGCTTCCATCTCCATTCCGAGATCATCAGTACGACGTTCTGCGGCCGCTACTGCGCTTTCGACATCTTCGTAAGTTGAAAGCTCCTCACCAGTTACTGGATCTACTGGGCCATTTTCAGCAACAAATGCTTCTAGTTGCTCTTGGCTCATTTGATTACCTTCGGCGTCTACCGACGGCATATTGACCCATCCATGTTCTGTTTCAAAGGTGATAGTTTTTTCCGAATAGTTTTCACCATTCTCATCTACAAAGACTTCTCGTCCCACGCTAGTTTCTGCCATTATTTTGCCCCTTCTATTGCTTGTTCACGCAATGTCTGGAAGCGTCTTAGCTCTGCGATTGCGCCCTGTATTTCAAGGATTTTATTGTGTTCCTTTGTGTTCTCTAAATAGCCACGAAGTGTGTCAATACGAGCCTCTACGAACACCTGTAATAGAGGGTATTTCACTGGGTCATTAACCAGTGGAATTATTTCTATAGCTACGTTTTTTTCCATAATTATACCATTGGCGGTTGTTGTGGTGCGCCTTGTGGAGCTTGTTGAGGCTGTTGACCTCCATTATCTCCGCCGCCACCGCCAGCGAAACCCGGTGCTCCCGGTTCAGGAGCCATGCCCGGTGCTATGTTTCCGCCACCATTACCTGTAGGATCTTGTAAGCCCGGAGGCATTGGGCCTTCTGGGCCAGCCTGTCCTTGTGGAGGTTGTGGCATCATCGCCGCAATTTCAGCCATCATTTTAGCTTGGATTGCCGCTTCGCGTGGGTCATTCAAAATTTTATCTTCATCCAGATCCATAGACGCCGCCATCTCACGCAAGATGTAATCGTACTTAACAAACGGTGCCATTGCTGGGTTAGCAGTTAACTGCATAAACTGAAGCAGACGCTGTGATCTAACTTCATTACGCATCAAGCTTTCTGTGCCGCGTGGGATAATTTCTAGATTACCTTTGGCTACATCCTTGTCGAAGTTGAATTGCATATTGAAAGCAAACAACGACTGACCAAGAGGGGCCAACATATAATCGTCCATGTTACGAACGACGGCCTTAATATTCTGTGCGGCCGCACCCATCAACATTGACATACCAGATGCTGTCCTGCCGACAGACATAACGCCAGACATACCGTGCGAGTATGATGGCATACCAGTAGCTTCGTCACTTAGCTGACGTGCTTTATCGAACATCATTAGACATTCGTTAGTCACGTTCGGGAACTTAGTTCCGAAGATAGCTTGACCCGGTGCCCCTGCTTGACGCCTAAAAATCTTTCCGGGGTAAACAGAAAGGTCTTGTCCGGGGACGAGATTAGTCTCGTCTATCTCAATCAACAGGTTAGACGATAGAGCCGCGTTATCGACGGCCATACGCATAAACCCGTTCATAATTTCCTGCGTATCTTCCATGTTCTCAGCAAGACCTACTCCAAAGAAAGAGTAAGGATTTACTTCGTATGGAACCGCGTGGAATGGGATGCGGCTTGGGGTAAATGGGTTAATTACTAATCGTAGAATTTGTCCGTTACAGATCCAAATATTTACTTGGACTTGATCACGATCAAAGTATTTTTCAGGGATTTCCATGTCTGCTTGTTCGGCAGTTTCTAGGTCAATCATTCCCCAATATTCAAGAACCTCAAAACGATTAATATCTGGGTTCTGGTC